TACCGCTGACCAAAAACAATTAATTTGGCAAGCTATTCAGTTCAGTAATTACACTTTTGGTAAACGTCATGACGTAGATAACTTCGAAAAGACGTCAGAGTTAGTAAAGAAAACTGAACCGCTTTTTTAAGGAAGAAAATGCATAAATCAAATTACGTTGTTTATGATTGTGAAACTGGGGGGCTGGAGGAAACTGAAAATCCAATCACCCAGTTCGCTTGTCAAGTATTAGACTTCAAGACATTGAAAGTCGTAGACCAATGGGAAACTTTCGTTAAGCCGTACGAAGGTCTAAAGATTACACAGAAATCGCTTGATAAGACGATGGTGAGCATGTCGGACGTCAATTCCGGTATAACGGTTAAACAGTTCGCCGAAACGTTCTCTCAGTTCTTTAAAATGCATAATGCTTCAGGCAATAGTTCTGAGCGCGGGCGGTTAGTCCCAATTGGCCACAATGTGGGATTTGACAATGGTTTTCTATCATTCGCTTTGAATCTGCATAAACTCAATTTGTACTCTTTTATTTACGAAGAAGCTATTGACACAATGAAACTGTCTAAAGCGGTTTGGTGTTTAACTGGCGACGAAAAAATAAACCTGAACGCTTGTTGTGAATACGCTGGGATAAAACTTACTGATGCCCACGGTGCCATGAACGACGTTGAAGCAACGTCCGAGTTATTCAGGTATTTTGTAAAGAAGATGCGGTCCGGTAAAGGTTCCGCTGCTACTACTGAAATAAAACAAAGAGATAAGGGGGCGGAATTTTTTGAGTTTAAATGTGCAAAATAATAAATCGTAAAAATAAAACAATGAAGGGATTAGAAGAAGAATTAGTACAAGTAACGAGACCTGTTGCGACTCATCACGATTCAGCAGGTAATGAATGCAGCGGAGTATGCCTTGGGTGTAACTACAGTAGAAATGAAGAATGCATAGCAGACTTATGCGTCACCGTTGAAGAAAAAGAAGCTGAAAATTATTTAGCGGCTGGCGTGGAAATAAACACCGAACATGCAAATGATTTGGTTTTAGGGACTGGCACAATTGCGGGAAAAATCATAATGGGTTCTGAATTACCTGCTGGCGATGTAAAAGAAGTTATGGTTTTGGGAGTTGACCTTGGAGTTGTGGGTGGAGATCGTACAGCAATTACAGACGCAACTCTGGAATGTCTATCTCTGGTAAAAAGAAAGAGAGAACCAAAGCCTAAATTAACCGAAGAAGAAAAGATTGTTTTCATTTACACTGAAAACGTCAAGTTGATGGACATGGTTAAAAAGCAAGCTGAAAAGACAGGCATGACCGTAGTGCTATTGACAGAAGAAGATTTCAAAGTATTAGGCGAACGTGAAGCAAAAGCCGCGTTATCTGAAAGCCGCGCGAAAACTATGGAAGAGTTTGTTGGAGACAAAGACAATTTCAAACACGCTGAAGAACATTGCAAAAAGTTATACGATTTAATTACGCCAAAGAACGTTATCGACACAATAAATCTGATTCACACCGAAACAGAGATAGTCAAGAAAACTACTTTGACTCATTCCAAAACAGCTGAAGTTCTGAATTTACTAAGCGTATTCGGGTTCATTACTTTTACAAAAGGACATCATGAATTCAAATTCAATGTAGACCCTGAAATAGCTATTGAATCAGCAAGGAAAGACGTTATCGCTTCATGTGAAGCTTTCAGGTTTAACAAAATGAGGTTTGATACCATAGTTAGTCAGGTTCGCCCTAACACTATGGAGCAACTTGAATTAGCCTCCAAATTGTTGACCGATATTAAAAGACGGTTCAATATAGAATACTAAGAGTTTTGACCAGTTATAAGGGGGTTACGGAAGAAATTTCGTAACCTTTTTTATTTTAATCAAAATCGTATATGGTACTTGATATAGGACAAACTTTATTGCAATCGCCCATGCATCGCATGGAATGTTTAGGGATAGTTGACGAGATTATAAATGGGATGGACGATCGAGGGCTTGACGAGTTACTTCAAGGGTCTTCCGGAGATTTAGATTTTGTACTTGACAACTTAATGAAGGATGCTTATGGGGTTCTTTATACAGGGCAAGGAGAAATTGATTTCAGCCCTAAGTACACACAAAGACTTTCTGAGTCGATTGAGGAAACATTAAGAAACGCAAGCCTAAGTTATTTCATCACTTCGGTAATGCCGGATTTTCAAATGTCTTGGCACCATCTTGAATGGGGAGACCTCGTTCAACGCCACCGAAAGATATGCGTAGAAGCAGCGCGCGACCACGGAAAATCTTATTACTTTTCAAACGCATACGCCGCTTGGCAGTTATACAAATACAGGAAGCCTAAATCGGGGGCATATTCAGCTAGACCTTCACTTTCAAACTCCAACCGCGGGTTTATATTCTCATTCTCATTGCAACAGGGCATCGACCTTCTTGAAATCCTCAAAGGTACTATTGAAGGAAACGACATATTGAACGAACGGTTAATGCCTAAGACTAACAACGGCGGTTGGGCTAATACTAATATCGTATGTCGTAACGGGGCGCGGTTAACGGTAAAAGGGTTCGGCTCGTCTGTCCGCGGGGCACACCCGTATTGGATAGTGGTAGATGACGGATTAAAAGATAATGTCATATACAGTTCGCTTCAACGCACAAAAGGTATTGACTATTTTCATTCAGTAATTATGAACATGCTTGTTCCTGGCGGGCAAATTGTTGTAGTCGGGACTCCATTTCATAGTAGCGATTTATATGGCGATCTAAAAACAAAGAAAGGTTGGTTTGTTATTGAATATCCAGCCATATTTCCGGACGGAAGAATACTTTGGCCACACAGGTGGAACTTCAAAGACCTGATGGACAAAAAGGAATCTCAAGGTAACATAATTTTCTCTAGGGAAAACCTTTGTCGCCCAATTACGAATGAGGCTTCAATCTTCCCAATGTCTATATTGATACGTTCCTTAGTTCGTATGGAGAACTACACGTTGGTAAAGAATAGGGACGATTTCCCAATGAAGTTCAGCAAGGTTGTAGTAGGTTGTGACTTTTCTATATCATCTTCCGTCGGAGCCGACTACACGGTATTTAGTGTATGGGGAGTTGACGACGAAACGGGTGAACGCTGGTTGTTATGGTTGCACCGTGAAAAGGGTCGCAGCTTTTATGAACAAATGCAAATCTTGAGGGGGTTGAATGTTAGGTATCGCCCAGACGTAATGGTTTTGGAACAAAACGTATTCCAACAGATATTTGTTCAAGAGTCCGACAGGGCTGGGCTCCCAGTTATAGGACATACCACGGGGATTGATAAATACGACTTGAAGACTGGGTGGCCAGGATTGGCTTTGGATTTTGAGCGCAACAAGATTCACATACCGATAGGTGACAAGTTTTCACAAGACATGAAGGACTTGATATTTACAGACCTTGGTAGCGTTGCATTTACAGAGAAGGGGCTTGAGTCTGTAGGCGAACATGATGATATTTCTTCAAGCTTTTGGCTCGCTAAATTAGGGGCTACCAAAATGACAACAGGGTTCAAATTTAATTTCTTGTAGAATATGAACAAGCTGGAATTTGAAACATATTTATCGGGCATTAAAGCTCGCCGAATTGTATTAGAAAAGATATTGGTCACATTAGACCCAACGTTATTACCAGTGATTGAAGGATTCAAATATGCGGTAGACAAAGCCGCTGAAAAATATAAACTTAACAAATAAAATCATGTACGACGGAGAAGACATTAAACAAGAACAAACTAACCGAAAAGCGGCAATTATGAAGGGATTCGGTTTTGAACAAAGTGATTCAATGATTGAAAAAGCTGGCGAAGGCAGTAAAGGCGGAACCGTCATAGGACACACCAAAAGTGGTAAGGCTATTTACGCAACTCAAAATGCGAAGCATGAAAAGACTTACAATTCAGCCGACCACAAAGACGCAGCCTATGCACATTTGGATGAATCTACTAAGCATGCCAAAACTGATGAAGATAAAGCTTCGAGACATTCAGACGAATACGACCGCCACATGGCTACTCACGCTCATAAAAAAGTTAATGAAGAACTTGATAAAGAAGACACGAAGAAGTAATCAACGTTATTAAGTAAAATCGTACAACGCAATGGACATATATATACCATCAAAAAGTAGACCCAACGGCAAGACATTCAGTTTACTTCAGGGCATCAAATACACGGTAGTGGTAGAACCTCAAGATTTTGACTTGTATAAAAGGTCGGGTCACGAAAATATCCTCGTATTGCCTAAAAACGATATGGGGATATCTTATGTCCGGAACTTCATAAAGAAGCGGTATCGGGGGGAGTTGTTAATGATGATTGACGATGACATTATAAAGTTCGATATATTAGACCAAGTGACAAGTCGTCTTACCAATAATTCTAACAGAAAACCTACGTTGGAATATCTATCGTTACTAGAATATGAGGCTCAGGACTTATCGTTCGACATAGCGACCCTAGGGATGCGCCAATTCGTATGGAGCTCAAAAAACCCGTATGCTTTTAATTGCTTCGTTGGCACTATTACATTGATAAACTCAAAGACTGATATTTGGTACGACGAAACGTTGAAATGCAAAGAGGACATGGACTTCACGTTGAAGAACATTTATGCTGACAAAATTGTAATGCGTTTTAACACGTTCGCATACGACCACACAATGGTAGCTAATAGCGGCGGTTTTTCCGATTTTTACCGAGACAAAAAAGACTTGGAGTATAATGAAATTATGGTCCAACGTTATCCATTAAACTGCACCGTGGTTGAAAAATTCGGGCGGTTGGATTTAAAAATAAAATATAAAAAATTGTAGTTATGAAAAATTGGTTAATTGCATTTAAGGACTATTCAGTACACTTCACATTGAAAGGGCAAACTCTTGAGCAAATCAAGGAAGCTTTTGACATATTGTTGATGACTGAAAAGTTGGAAAAGGAATCTGATGATGTTTTGCATCATTGTTTTCTTCCTCGTATCGTAGTGGAACAACGCGGTTGGACTACTGAAGTTTTGGACTTTTTGAAAGGGGTAAATAACCGAAGTCGAGTTTGTTGGTATCGGGCAACCGAAGGTGAAACTATCGAAGACGGGGTTATTGATGAAAAGAAAGAAGCTATTTTGCGTGACCGTTTCACCATGCTTAAAAATTTAGCAAAACTGAATGGAACAGCATTCTTCATAGGCGCTCAAATTGACGGCGTAAAAGAAGAATACGAAATTGCGAAAGCATTAGGGTTGAGGATTATTCAAATTCATATTTTAAACATATCAACCGAACAAAATGAACAAAAGATCGATTAACATTAAATTGTCAGAAGGCGCAAAGGCTCCTTGGTACGCCACGGAAAATTCAGCAGGGGCTGATTTATTTGCACTCATTACAAGTTTCGGAGCTCCGTTGGACAGAGAACCAACTATCCACATTCCTCCGCATTCACGAGCTTTGATAGGAACAGGCGTATTTCTTGAACTTCCGGAAGATTGCGAAGCTCAAATTCGCCCGCGAAGCGGTTTGGCTTTAAAAAATGGAATCACGGTATTAAACGCGCCAGGAACTATTGATGCCGATTACCGAGGAGAAGTCGGGGTTATAATCTACAACTCGTCAGACACTACATATGGCGTTCACAACGGCGACCGTATTGCTCAGATGGTGATTGTGGATAAAGTAATACAAGGTGATTTCAATGTGGTCGAAGAACTAGGAGTTACTGCTCGAGGAGAAAAAGGGTTCGGCGCTTCAGGAATACGTGCTTCAAACACAAGCGAAGGAGACGCAAATTACTCAAAATAATGTCAGGGGATCAATCTGCTAAAGAAGCCTTCCTTTTGAGCGTTCTACGAAAAATAGAGGGCTTGAAGGAAGGCGTTATTTGTATAGCACATGAAGACTACTATCCGGACGGCTCGCTTCGCTGGTATTGGATAGCCGTAAACGATTACGCTTTTTATGCTCAAGATAAAAGGTTCAAGACATTCAGCAAGGCATATCATAAAGCTGCCGCGGCAAACGGACTGAATATACAATTTTGCTATTGTTCAATGTCTGAAAGCTACTTGCTGAAATTAGCCAATGAAAACAATCTCATAATGGATTATTAACAACAAAACGTTAAATCTTTGGCTCCAACCAAAAATAATTGGCAAAAAGTTTTGAGCGTATTAAATAAAGCGATATCTTTATGCTATAATCGTAAAACAAAACAGTCATGTCAACTCAAACCCCATCCAAATTTCAACAAGCCATTTACACCTACGTCAAAAAAGGTAAGGGCAACGCGGTAATAGACGCGGTTGCAGGTTCTGGAAAATCTACCACAATTGTCAACGCTCTCAAGCTTATCTCATCAACCCAGTCAGTATTGTTCCTTGCTTTCAATAAGGCGATTGTAGAAGAGCTGAAAATAAAAGTAGGAAATTTACCAAATGTTGACGTTCGCACGTTACATTCACTCGGGGCTTCCTCAATCATGAAAACTTTCAAGTCCCAAATTCAAGGCGACAAATATACTACTTATATCAATAACGGCGTAAAGTACGGCGGTATCCGCCCACGCAACACAATCTCATTTGAAAATCAAGGTCAATACAAATCAAACATTATGAAATTGACAGACCTCGGGCGCTCAAGCTTATGTAAGTCAGCAATGCAACTCGAAGATTTGTCAATAAAACATGATTTAGATTTGATTGATAACGAATGCGAAGCCGCCATGCAGGTTATAGCTTGGGGAGAGTCTGAAACAAATGTAATTGATTTCACGGACATGATTTATTTTCCCAACGTAAAACAGTTACGCATGCCTAAGTTCGATTGGGTATTTATCGACGAATGCCAAGACCTGAACGCCGCTCAACGCGAAATGTTTCTGCAATGTGTTAAACCTGTTACTGGCAGATTTATAGCGGTAGGTGACCCAAGACAAGCAATTTACGGTTTTGCTGGCGCGGACATTGAAAGCTTCAACCTATTGAAAAACTCACCCAGAACTGCCAAAATGCCGCTGTCAGTATGTTACCGCTGCGATTCAGCGATAATAGATTTAGCAAAAGGGATAGTCCCACAGATATTAGCACGCGATAACGCTCCCGTTGGGACAGTAGACCGTGACGCTAAAACGGCAGATATAAAGGATGGAGATATGGTTCTTTGCCGAGTTACCGCTCCGCTCGTTAGCTTGTGTATGAAGTATATCGGCGAAGGAACAAAAGCATACGTTAAGGGGCGCGATATTGGAACCAACCTTATCAACATGATAAAGAAAACCAATCGTAAACAGATAGCTGATGTTCAAGACGTACTGTCTAAGGAATTGACAAAGATAATCGGTAAGGTAGTTACTAAAACGAATTGCACGCAAGCCGAAGCCATGGAGTCGGATATGTATAAGAATTATTCAGACAAGCTTAAAGTTATTGATATATTGTCCGATGGGTTGACAACGGTTGATGAAGTTATTTCCCGTATTGAAACCATTTTCAAAGACGACAATAAAAACGGTATATGTTTGTCAACCATTCATAAATCCAAAGGGCTCGAATCTGATAAGGTGTTTATCATATGTGAAGATAAAATGTACTTGAAACATTGTATGAAAATTCCTTGGATGGCAGAACAAGAACGAAATCTGGTTTATGTGGCATATACGCGGGCAAAACATTATTTAGGATTTGTAACCGATTTTAAATGCGAATGATTATGGAAAAGTGGGAAATAAAATTACTCAAAGAAAGGGTGGACACTGAATTTTTTGTATCGCCAGAAGGCAAGGTAGTTCGTTGGGAGGGAACTTTAAAGGAATTACATAATTACTGCTCCACACACGATTTGTTAGCTAGCTCCTTATTCCCCGATTCTAAGCACCCTACTGATGTGATGCATGAGTTAGGGTGGATTGCTATCGGAAGTGCTTGTTACGGCAATAGGATAAAGGGAGAGCCCACACAAGCCCAAATTAACACATTGGATGAGTTGGGTTTCCACGGCATAATTGATTGCGCCGGAGTGAGGCATTATTGGAAATAGTTAAATCTTTGGCTGGAGCCAAAAATAATCAACAAAACATTAGGTAGTATTCAAAAAAAAGCGATATCTTTGTACCGTATTCAAATAGTATTAATCCATTAAAACGACAAACCAAATGGAAACGACAAACCAACTTGACCAGATTCAGAACAAATTACGCAAGCTAATCAAGCTTCAAGAAAGTGCAATTAAAGTAGGCAATGAAAATGAAGCGACAGCCGCCGCCGCCGCCATCCAACGGTTATTGCTTAGTTATAACCTGTCAATCGATGAACTCGATTTGAAGGATAAACCGAAAGCGGGCGTTGAAGAAAACATGGACTCTTGGTACAAGTATAAATTCATAGGTGGCGATTGGGAGTTTCGCTTGATGTACGTATGTTGCAAATGGAATTTTTGCAAGTGTTTTATTCACGGCGACCGCAAAGACAGAAAAATGTTGATTTTGGGGTTACCTCAGAACATGGAAACTGTAAAATGGTTACACACCATGCTTTGCGAACGGTTCGTGGAATTAGGTAAGTTGAAATACAAATTATATCAGGACACAATTGATTTCAAATTTAAGCCAATCGGTCTCGACACTTATTTGCGCCATTATCTTGGCGGTTGCGTTTCAGGATTGGATGTTAAGTTCCAAACCGAAGCTCAAGTTGACAAAGCAAAAGACGCTATATTTGCCGGCAAGGTAACGGCTCTGGTTTTACGTAACGACGCGACTATTGACGAATTTGTAGCTACCAAATACAAAATGAATAAGGGGCGTCAAACCAACGTTAAAGTTAACAACATATTCATGCACGGAGTTAAAGACGGCAAGAATACAAGTATCAATAAGGCGGTTAAAGAATCAAAGGACGAACAAATCAACAAAATAAAAATGCTAAAATGAATATACTATTCGACGGAAATTTCCTTTTCCATAAATGCTACTCTGTATTTTCGTCATATTACCGAGGGCAAGACATGTCCTCGGTTTTAGACATTAAAGAAAACCAACAAGTTCTATTGCGCAAGTGCATAATTGATATGTGCAGTACTCTCAATAGATTTAAGGACATTGACCGCGTTGCGTTCGTAATTGACAGCTCAAGTTGGCGTTATTCCTTATATGACGATTATAAGTACGCTCTGACAAAGGTACGCGACGATTTCTATAAATTGTTTTTATTAGTGCTGGATGAGTTTGAAGCGTTACTTCGCAAGAAGGGGTTAATTGTAAGTCGAGTTTGGGGAGCTGAGGGCGACGACCTGTTGTATGTTTGGAGTTTGTACTTCGGTTACATATTGGATGAAGAATTGGTAATTGTTACGGGTGACTCAGATATCACCCAAATGTGCACTAAAAACGTATCTTGTTTTTGTAACGCATCGAACCGATTGATGATGACTTGCCTTCCTGAAAATACAAATAAATGGGAGCGGTACTTTGAAATGAATTTGCCTGTCAGCGAAATTGACCCAATACAGGTTTTGTTAGGCAAGGTAATATTGGGGGACACTTCAGACAATATACCTAAACTTTTGAAGGGGTTCGGCAAGAAAGCATTTGAAAAATTTGTGACTTCGATTAAACCATATCCTCAATTTGTACATGATAATCCAGACTTGATAAAAATGTCACAATGGTTAGCGGGGCGGTTCGCTGAATACGCTAAGTTGGATGAAAAGGTTGTTTTGGGGCAGGTGCTATTCAATTTGAAAATGACATGGTTGAACCTTTCAGTTTACAACAATACCGACTATCAGACAAAGAATGGGAAAAGCTTGTTAGAAAATATGTTGGATGATGTGAATAACCAAAAAGAAAACTACAACTATAATAAGGCATTCACATTAGAACAATTTTACGGTATGTTGCTAAAATAAAACAATACAAAATCATGAACGTAGGAGACGAAATAAGAAAAGCGCAACAAGCGCGGCGGTTACATATCGCCAACGGTTTTACAAATTCAGACCAGCTGAAAGCTGATGACGCTGAATCTAATTTAGCAAAATCCGTTGAGGTTGACATTAAAAAAGCAGTTGACGAAGTAGAAGAAGCTGAAATAGAAAAGGCAGTTGAGGTTGTCGAAGAGATAGAAGAAAACCCTTTTGAAAAGGCAATCAGCGAAGACGATACTCAAGGTGCGCCTGCTGATGAAGTAGAGAAGTCAGACATTCTGTATGCAATGAACGACGGAGGTATAAAGTTCAGTAAAACCGGCAAGGAAATAAAAGACCAGATTAATACGGGGGTATTACCCGCTTTAAATGCCGACCTTGCCGTTCAAACAGCCGCTGCTAATACTTTACTTGAAGATTGCGGGGCGGCTCCTACCAAAGATGTATCTCCGTGGTGGACACAAGACATGAAACTGTCAGTTCCCTTCAAGGTGTACGATTGGGAAGACACGTATTTAAAAGAAAATTGCGGTGCTGTAGCTGAAAGTCTATCGGTAACCGACGCACAGTCAAAACCAAATTGTTGTCCTGCCTCAAAAGCTGAAGCCGACACGCGCAGAAAATACAACGACACGGTTGGAAAGATTTGTAATATCATGACTGATATTAAGGCTTGCGAATTGCTTCAAGAAATAAAAGATACTTCAAGTTACGAGTTGTCGCCAAGGCAGGTTATTACATTTGGGTTTGTAAAATAATTTCATAGGTTAATTTGTGGTTAAATTTTAGGATTTGTCAATTGAGAGAGCGGGCTGTGAAGTTCGCTCTTCTTTTTTAATCAAAGTTTTTAAAATAAAAAAGGTAAACGGTATGGAATGTATTCACGGATATTTTAAAGAGGGGGACATTGTAAAAAATGAAAGTGTGTGGGGAGATATATTATTTGTCATACATGGTTTTCACGGAAATAAATATCAGCCTGAGTTTTCAGTTCATTTTGCAAACAAACCAATCTGCATAAAAAACACTTGTAATTTTACTCTTTCAGACACTAAATTAATAAATTCTTATCATAGACCATTTATTAAGCTGAAGAAAGAAGTTATAATCAAACTTATTTCTAAAGGAAATATTGAGGCAAAAAGGGAATTGATAATTAGGTCAAGAAAAAATAAATAGCGTATGTTTGAAAGAAATAGTTGGCATGGTTCTTTACCTGAAGAAAGTTTGGAAGTTTACAGACCGAATTTAGAATTGTTTTTCAATGTAATGTTTGAGCGACAAAATGTATGGAAGAAACGCTTTATGGACAAGGCTCCTGCTCCGTGGACTGAAAACAAGATACTGTCGGAATCAAAGTTCACAAACGTTTATCGTGAGTTAGATAAAAATTCACAATGGCAAATCAAGAATATTATTCTAGATGATAGCTTATCGCTCCGGAACCTGATATGGAAGATAATGTTCTTTCGTTATTTTAACAACCCGAATACTTTTGAATATGCGGTAATGACTCGCGGTTGGGAAGCGGGCATTCAGAATTGGGAAGATTTCGACGAAGACGCTTTTGCTGAAGTAGTTCAAGAAATAAGAGATTGTAACGCCAACCCATTTACCAACGCCTATCTCATAAACTCACAAGCTTCACCTCACCATACCCGTGATTATTGTTATACTCGGGTTGTAATTCCGACGCTTCATAAAAATATCAATAACATAGTAAAAGCGGTTTTGACTGCCAAAACTCCGGAAGATATAATCAAACATTTGAAGTCATATCCTGGGGTTGCCGATTTCATCGCACACGAATTTTACCAAGATTTTACCTACATTGCCTGCTACACGAATCGCAGGTTCATGAAGTTCGACCAAGACGATTATACAAATGTCGGTCCTGGTGCCAGCGTAGGAATAAGATTGATTTTTCCTAACTTAAAAGGCAAAGCTCAAAAAATAGGTATTTATATGCTAAGGGACTTGGCGGAGACCGAGCTCGCTAAGTTCGGTTCGATGCCCTATCTTTATTGGAATAAAGATAAGGGGGAATACTATACTGACCGTGAATGCAACATCACATTACATCAGATAGAGATGTGGCTATGCGAATTTCAAAAGTACTGGAAAATGACCATAGGCGAAGGCAAACAAAGGTCTAAATTTGTTCCTCAATCAACTAGTGTAATAAAGAAGTGACATGAAGTGGAACGATTATAAAACTATTAATTTAGATATAGACATGCAGTTATTAGCGGGGGAAATGGATACGCAAGTTAAAGATTTGGTATTTATTTCAGATTTTAACGCAATGACTATTGAAGACATTGAAGAGTTCAATAGTATCTGGGGTAAACTACAAGAAATTGAGTCTTTGAGTAGCTTTGACGACGACACAGAATTATACGACATAGAAGATGCGGTATTGGCTACTCATGAAACGCTGACGGACAAATATGTAATTTGTGAAAATAAAGATCTTCGCAAAATTAAAATTGGTTTAGCAGTTATATAGATAATGAAACTAAATTTAATTATCTAAATGGCTGGCAAATTAGCGACACAAATTGAAGCGATAGAAAAGGCAGAACAGCTTTTACACTATAAAAAACTGAGGACGCTCGAAAAGGCGTTAAAGTCAGACCATCCAGACGACATGATAAAGGCGGCTAATTCTTTAGCTTCCATTCAACCGAAGCAACCTGATGATTCAAAGTCATTTTTTGTAGACCCGCTCGAGTTTCAAAGTTCGTTAGGATTTAAAGACAAGCCATTTTCTCTTTCCTATACTACGTTAAGGCGGATGTCAAAAGCTCCGATCATTAATGCTATAATAAAAACTCGCAAGAACCAAATAGCCGACTTCGCAGAACCTCAATCTGATAAGTACTCAACAGGATTTGTAATCCGGAAGAAGCCTAAATTTGGCGTCAATTCTAAAATGGACGATAAAGACAAAAGGATTGCTAATGCAATAACCGACTTTATCTTAAATTGCGGGGAAGTTAATTCGTGGGAACATGATGACTTTGATACGTTCATACGCAAATCGGTTGACGACTCATTAGTGTATGATCAAATGACATTTGAATGTATCCGCAACCGAAGGGGGAAGTTAACTCAATTTATGGCTACGGATGCTTCTTCTTTCAGAATGGCAGAGTCTTATTTTGACAATAACTCCACAAACGTGTTCTTCAAAAGGAACACTGCTTTTACAAATCAAGACCGCATGCTAGGGCAGATGGTAAAGGGCTATAAACCGTCATACGTACAAATATATCAAAACGCGGTAGTAAGCGAATTTCTGCCTTGGGAAATGTGTTTCGGAGTACGTAATCCTTCGTCTAGTATCTACGCAAACGGGTATGGTACTTCAGAGCTTGAAGAACTGATAAATGTAGTCACTTCCATGTTGTGGGGAGATGAGTATAATCGTAGGTTCTTTTCACAAGGTTCAGCTCCAAAGGGGCTGCTGCGTGTAAAGGGGAACGTGAACGAAGCGTCTCTTCAACAGTTCAAACAACAATGGCAATCTATGATTACTGGCGTTATGCAAAGCTGGAAGACTCCCGTTGTAGAAGGCGACATAGACTGGATTGACTTACAAAAGAACAATCGGGATATGGAATATACAGCTTGGATTGAATACTTAATAAAACTTGCTTGCGCCATTTATTCTATTGACCCAACTGAAATAGGGTGGGACATATCAAAATCAGGCGGCGGAGGAATGTTTGAAGGAAGTCAAGCTGAACGTCTCAAAAATTCTAAAGATAAGGGGTTATATCCGCTGTTGAAATTTCTTCAACGCAAAATAAACAAATACATTGTAGAGCAAATCAATCCAGAATTTGAGTTCCAATTCGTAGGGTTAAACGGGATGACAATTTCAGAAGAGGTTGATTTGGACGTGAAGAAGCTTGGTAGTTTCATGAAGATTAATGAAATCCGTGAGAAATGGGAACTTGAACCAATTGGCGAAGAAGGTGAAATAATCGAAAACGCAGTTTATATTTCAGCTAAGACACAAGCTGCTCAAGCTACGCAGCAAGCAAATATGAATGGAGATGGCGAAGATACTTATAATCCATTTGAAGAGGCGGTATCAGACGAAGATACTTCAGATAGTGAATATGACAACGACGAAGATTCAGAAAAAGCAGAAGACAATTCATTCATAAAAGCATTTGACAATTTTTTAAAACAAGAAGAAGATGGAAGTACAAAAAACTAACGCACCGATAGTACAACTTTTGAGCGAAACCATGCCGGAACCTATCGTAGATGTTCAAGACGGCGTTACTTATAAGGGATACGCACCCATGGGTACAGACCCATCTCAAGCAGGTTGGAGGATATCAAAAACTACTGTTACTGGAACTGTGACAATCGTTGAATATGCTCAATCTACAATGGATTTTGTTTCGGTTTGGAATGACAGAGCCGATTATATTTATACTCGCTAAAAATAAAAATTATGGCTGATACTTCAGGCTTGTATATAGGGCTTACTGCTCCCGAAGATACTACATTAATTTGGTTTGACACAACTCCATCTCAGAAATGTCATAAAGTTTATGATTTTTTTCTTTTGAATTGGATTGTTTTGAAGCAAGAAATTATATCTGTTATACAGTACAGCGAGTTAGTTAATCTTGCTTCGGGCGATGGGCTATCTTTGGGGGCACATTATAGGATAACAGATAAATTGAATGCGATAGCGGTTGCAATTACAACCACTAAGGTACAATATACCGATGCATTGGGTAATATTGTCATTGATGATTTAGGAGAAAATATACAATATCATGTAACCTCATCTAATTTATTGATTGATAATTTGGCGGGTGTATTTGATTTAACGAATAAAAAATTAGTGTTTACGTTTTCAGACAACGACTTTGATTACAACGACGGATACTTATTCGGTAAATCTAAGATAGCGGGAGCGTTCGCGCTGGCCAAATACAAACTATCAAAGTTCATATCTATCGTAGAAGGAAATTCATTATCTTGGAATAATGGGTTGTACATGAATTTCAAATCTGTTTTGGACTCTTGGAAAGACAAAACGGGCGGGGTTGTATCGCAAGAAACGTATGTTGAAGATATGTCTCTTGTATCAAGGAACATTGACGCCATAGGTTCTTCCTACCAAGGCATACTTGACGCAACTAGAGAAGCGATAACTAATGCTGCATCTCCCACTAATATATTTTCCAAATCCTCACCCGCTCTTACCTTAACAGGTGAAGCGTTGGACGTAGCGGTAAATGATTCGTTATTAACAATAATATCTAAAATACAACGTTGGATAAACAAATTTAAGGTAGCAACTGGAATTGTTGTTTCGGATAATTTTTCCCCTTCTGTCGCGGCGTCTCCAATTAATAACAACGACACTGTAAATTCAGCTTTACAAAAAACACAATCACAGATAAATTACATCAGCGGGGTAATCAAAAACAAGTTGATTACTTATTTTGTTTTATTGGGAGATTCAGTACCAACTTCAAACAATTGGCTTCCTCAGGGGATGAAGGTTGGAGATTCAGTCGAAATATATGGTGTATCTAACTCTAGCAACGAAAGGGTTACTAAAGATGTAATGAGCATTTGGGATTCTCCCGCTAGTTGTTTATCTGGAGCGAATCCAATTATTCAAGTAATTTTCAAGGTTAACTACGCTCCACGAATTGTGAGAATAAAGAAAATTTCTGAATACGCTTTATCTTGCGAATTTCTACTTTCAGGAGCAAACACAATTTACAGAACAATAAAACATATTGGAGTAGGAGTTGTTAAGTTAAATGCGATAGCATCAACTTTGTCAGTAGATAGTTTCCCCGAAAGCAATGACGGAAGCAAGGCGATTTGTGAAATAGATATGTTCTCCGTTCAAGGGATTGGCAAAATAGTTCAAGGGGTTACGGTTAATGATTATGAAATAAAGCTTCTTGCGTCTAGACCAGTTACAAGCAGTCTATTCATAAACTTTACTTGCTTATACAATAAACAATCGGACACAAGTTCAGCCGTTATATCAACCCCAGTCGATATTATTATATCGATACTCGCGGGGGAAAGTGAATCGGCAGGGTACACTTTATCAAACGCTGTTTCTCAACCAAGCAATTTAAGCTTGAATACAGTTACCCCAAACCAAGATATTAATTTTAATTATACTTTAATTAGCTAGATGTGATGGAGTTGAATGCGTTTCAAAAAGTCGTTTTGACGATAGAAGATTTAGTGATGAAATTACGATTGATATTCAGCACCGTATCAGGGTGGGGAATGATGTTTATGATGTTCGTTGCGGCAACTTTTGGGGTTAAAGCTCAATTATTCCATTGGGTATTAATAGCTCTTTTTGTAGATTTGTTTTTCGGGTGTTGGTCATCATTGAAGTCGCACAAATTTAAGATTAGCATCGCTCTATATTCAACGGCTGTAAAGCTAGTGATGTACTTTGTTTTATTTTTCATGCCATTAGTGCTTGAAAAGATTTTAATAAATAACGACATAAGTATGGGGACTGTTTTAGTTACGGCTCTATTGTGCGCCGCCGAGTTCTTTTCAGTTTGCGCTCATATGTTAATAATTAAACCTGACTTGCCCGCTGTTAAAATGCTTAAAAAATTGTTAGCAGGAGAAATTGCTCATAAGTTAGGTATTCAAGAAGAAGATGTTGAACATTATTTTAAACAAGAATAAAAATGACAACAAAAAACAAATTTTTGACCGCAGGTATTGCTATTGTAGTTTTATTTTTCGCAGGGTTGTTTACAGGGCGTTTAACAGTGAAAACTGAAATAAACACTAAAACGGTAACGGTAACTGAGAAAGTTCCGTACGAGGTTGTTAAAACATTGGATAACCCAGTTCCTTATGCTGTTCATGATACCATACCTTACGCAGTAGCTGGCGAAACAATTGTTCAGAAGGTTGACACTGCCGCATTGTTGGCAGATTATTACAAGGTAAAAGATTACCCACTGGATTATTCAACCGACAGTTTAGGAGAGTACAAGGTTAATGTAAAAGTAGCAATGAACAAAATAATAAATGCCACTGCTAAAATAAGACCTGTCGTTAAATATATAACAACAACGAACACTGTATTGAAGGTTCCGGCAATACAGTTTTATGCAATGGTCGGTTCGTCGATAGAAATGAATTTGAATCAAGCTCAAGTCGGGGTAGATTTAGGTCAAAAATATATGGTCGGAGCTTCAGCAATACGTTATGTTGGAGCTTCAGGTCCTAAAGTCGGGTACACAATTAATGTTGGTATAAAATTTTAATACGATAAAATCATGGGATTCAATTTAGCAGCCGACAAAAGGCAAAACATACTGAAAGGATTCGGCAACGAAGATATTGAAAAATCAAAATCCGGAGTCTACGCCGATACCCCCGAAAACAGAAAGTTGCAACGCGTTGGACAAAAGTACGGATCCGAAAAGAAAGGCGACGAACCTTCTGAAAAGAAAGACCGGAAACCTGAGTTGGATGAAAATGGCAAAAAGAAACCTATCGCCAAAACATTGGAAGAACATGCTTCAACCACCGATACTGAAACTCTTAAAAAAGTATTAGCAGCTGAAGGTACGAAGGAAGAGTTAGTTTCAGCCGCTAAGAAAGAGCTAGATAAACGCGGCGTGAATGTTGATAAAAAATCTTCTGAGGGAATGACTAAAGAAGAACACGCTGCAAATGTAAAGACGTTGAATGAAGTAATCGAAAAGCTTTCGAACGTCAATTCTGAAGAAGCTAACAAAATGATGAATGAAGCGATAGCTCAAAGGAATGCTCAAGAAAAAGCAATGTTAGAAATGGACGACGAAAAGGTTGACAAAGAAAAAAAGAATTTCGATAAAAAAGAAAAAACCAGAAAAGAGTAATGGCAAAGAAAGATTCACATTTTATACCGTCCCCCTTTAAAGTAGTGACTGAATATGAAAACAAGTTCATATCAGAATACAATGCTAACTTATCAGGGGCGGTTGCAGATGTGCTAAAGTATATTGCTAAGTCAGTAACGGTTGATATAAAAGAAGAAGATGATATTCAACAATAACCAAATAACAGATATGCTTAGCATATTGAAGAGGTGGGAATGCATCTTCATAGGCAAGCAACTTGGATACAATTATCTGTCAGCTAACGAAAAAGCGTTGCTTCTGGCTTCCGGAATTGACGTAAATTTGTATAAGAATAGTCAAGGCATAATAGACCATGCATTCTACTTTGGAATATTGTCTGATGCGTTAGGTTCTAAAAGAGCAAAGGGATTAAATTACTCGCAGTTCACAAAGTTCTTGGGCTCAGGTAACTTTATACCACTCACTGAACAAGAAAGATTTGCTCTTGAACAAATCAAGAACCGAGCGTATAATGATATTGGCGGATTAGGTAGTCGTATCAGGCAAGGTACTTCAAATATCATAGTTCGAGGGAATCAAAAGAGCCAATTCAAAATAAAGGCATTAATCAAGGATAAGGCAGCGAAGGCTGTCGAATTACGTAAAAGCGGGCGTACTCTAGCCGCTGAACTTGGAGAAGCGACTAAGGATTGGGAAAGGGATTGGTTGCGCATTGCTTACTACTTACTACACGAAGCGTATAACTCCGGAATTGCTCAAAGTATTGTAAAGAATCACGGCGTTGATTCAGAAGTTTATTTTGACGTGTACGAGGGGGCTTGTAAACATTGCAAAGAACTTTATTTAGTAGACCCAGAAGACCCCGCGAGCGAACCGATAGTTTATGTATTGGATGACGTGATAGCGAACGGCAATAATATAGGGCGCAAGGCTGCTGATTATTTGCCGACTATTTCCCCTGTTCACCCGTACTGTCGTTGCACAATAAACCATAAACAAAAGGGCTATCTTTGGAACGCAAGTTTACGGGCGTTCTCAATTGCTCCAAAATATGTTGCTAAAACCCCAAGACTTCAAGGAGTGAAGCTTGACATAAAAGTTACAAAATAACTACCAAAGTTATTAATATCACACGATAATTGTTGAGTTAATTTATTAGCTCAGTAGGGTGAAAACTCTATTTTACGATTATTCTATCGCCTTTTGGACGAGGGTTCGACTCCCTCCAGCTCCACATCCTTCGCCAGGGGAGTAACTAACAGATGGCAAACGAAATCCTTTATGTGCCATATAAGAGGGGAATGTTAGTTACAATTATACGGGGCTGTTTGGTTTTTGACAGGGGCAAGAGGTAGGGTAATTTTAGAAAGTCGTTGTCTATAACAGGCAAAACAATCAACTTTTCTAATGCACCGCTCAGAGCAGTAGCATAAGACGTGAACCAAGGGGAGCCGCGAAAAGGCTCCCCATTTTTGTCACCAGAGTTAATAAGTAAAAACAAAATAGAATTATGAAATTAAAAGATTTGGAATTACAACATGCTCCGTACTCAATACAGATTGAGCCGACCGAGGGGTGTAATCTTGGCTGCAGTTTTTGCGGGTTGAGGGGAATGCGTGAAAAAGGCACTACTCCTTGGAATTTTATGACATTGAAAACGGCTAAAGAAATAGCAAGCGAAATAGCTAAAGCAAATTGGCCAAGTAAGATAATCTTCGCAATGCACGGGGAGCCGACTCTGAACTCTCAATTGTTGGATATCATTAAGATTTTCAGGTCGTATCTACCAAAGGCAATCTTTCATTTGATAACAAACGGGTACGGCATCGTTGTCGGCGTTCCCGTCAGCATAAAAGAGAGGATAGCGAATTTAAAGGAAGCAGGCATCAACCATCTATTGTTAGACAACTATTCAGACGAAGGAGATTGGTCAAAAATTGTTAAGGAGATGGATGGCAAGGAAGACATACAATATCTCAAAGCAGGGATACCAATGTTCTCTG